CACTTTTAATGCGGGAAATCCCGCCCTCTGAAAAGCCCCCCTCTCACGAGGGGTATTCATTAACCTTCATTTCTTCAGGAGTATGCGACTCGCCCGAAGCGGTACCCATCCACAGAATTCCGTGGGGAAATACCGTCAGACGGCAGCCCTATTAAGGCTGCCGCCAGTGCCACTCCCTGTTCACTTAGCGTCCTAAACAAACCTCTCCGCTGGACTGATGAGACTAGTCCCTCGGATTGATAGATTAGGAGTTCGTAGGTAGCCTGGTGGCTCCTTGCGAACAGATAACGTTTGTGATGAACAGGTCTCCAGACTCGAACGTACCTTATGGATCCACGCACTGTGGAGTTCCATGTACCGAAATCGTCGTGGATGACGAGGTCCCCAAGTTCTTCGGGGCCTCTACACGCTCTAATTTCGGCTGGGATGAGATCGAGTACGGAAGCGCGCACTGCCATAAACTCGGGCATTGACCATTTAATAGACCAATACCTAAGATTATTAGCAATAGCAATCCAGTCTTCTGCAGCATTTGGTGATTCCTTTATAAAAAACGGACGCACATCGTGTCCTTGAAAGTAGTCACCGCCACAGGATTCCCGGAACGCTCCATTAACAAAAGTTTTCTTACTATTCGGGGTCAAACCAGAATAGCGGAGGGCTGCCAGTAAATCGGCTGCCACGGGCGTAGGGACGATTATGTCATCCCCATACACAAAAGTATCGACCCCAACCTTCCCACCACAGGCGTGAGCCAGCGATGCGAAAATCAGGGTTTCGAGCTCAAATGTATAGCCATTACCCATTGAAGAAAACTTCTCAAGTCGGTACCACCGTCGTTCTCTCTTCCTCCCCGAGGGGCTGAAGTAAGTATACGGCGATCTTAACTCAAGGAGGAGATCAAACCACACATCTGGCAAAAGAAGCTTAACCAGATTGTAGCAGATAGTGTCACTTGCATTACTGAGGTCGATTGTTGCGTGGGAGCCAGATTTACTGGCGGCACAGGCCATCTCACGATGGAGCTGCTGACCCTTCCAGGGTCGTCCACTTTCGAGTCCAAGACGGGCGAGAACAGGATGAAATCTGTCCTCATCGCCACGTAGGTCGAGACCTACGCGCTTTAAACGAGTC